GCCGGTCAGCATCTCCACGAACTGCGCGCCGACGGACTTCTGCTCCTGCGGCGCGTCGCCGTAGCCCACGCGCTTCGCCGCCTTCTCCAGCTCGACCACGCGAGCGGCCAGCTCGGCGCGCTCCGTGTCCACCTTCTCGCGCGCCGACTTGAACTCGGCCAGCGCCGAGTCCATCCGCTCCTCGGCGGTCTTGATGCGCGCGACGGTCTCGGCGCTCGTCTCGCGCGCCGACTTCAGCTCCGCGCCCTGCGCGTCGAGCGCCGACTTCAGCTCGACCTCGGAAGCCTTGACGGCCTCCACCAATCCCTTGAGTTCCTGCTCGGTCATGCCCTGACTCCTCTGAGTGCGTTGGTCCAGCCGCCCACCGCCGAGACCAGCTCGGCGAGCGCGGCGCTCGCAGACTCCTCGGCCTCGACGGCCTCGGGCTCTGGAGTGCTGTCGCCGGGGTCGGCGGTCAGCGCCTCGATCCTCTCGCGCAGCGGCGACTCGGGCGGGAGCATGGCGAGCATGATCGTCAGGACCGCTCGCGCCTCCTCCTCCGTGAGTGCCTCCCCTGCCACGTCGCCGACGAACTGCGCGCTGCGCAGCACCTCGGCGAAGGTTCCGATGTCCTTTCGCGCCGTCTTCACCGACAGGATGCGCGCCTCCTCGTTCGCCGGGAAGTCCACGGGCGACACCTCGAACAGCTTGATCTCCCGCAGGTTCCTCACCGTGCGACCCGTGGCGAGCGTGCTCTGGTCGTGCTTGACGGCCTCGTAGCCGATGGACATGTGCGTGAGCGCGCCGTCGCGCGCGAGCTCCAGCACCTCGTCGCCGCCGCGCGTCTTGCTGATCTTGCTGACGGTCAGCAGGCCGGTCGTGTCCTCCTCGGCGTGCGACAGCTTGCCGATCAGCTCGCGGTGGAAGCCGAGCACCTTGATGAGGTTTTTCGGCATCCGGTGCTTGAGCGTCTGTGTGAACGCCCCGCGATGGACGATGTCGCCGACCTGGTCCACCACGCCGAACACGGAGGCGTAAGCGGTGATCTCTCGCTTTTCCGTGTCGGCCCCGATCTCGGTGCCCTCGGCGGGCAGTTGTTTCCACTCGATGCTCATGGCGTCTCCATCCTAGCCTCCCGGCAGGCGCACTCTGTGAACTCCACCTCCCGCACCGTCCTCGGCGGGAGGGCGATGGCGTAGACTTCCAGCCGGACCACGCGCGGGGAGCGGCCCCGGCGCTGCTTGATCTCCAGATCGACCTGCTCCCACCGGGCGCGGAACGACGCGTCCGTGCGCCGCCGCTTGTACGCGGCGCGCGCCGTCCCGCCGACCAGCTCGGCGCTCGCCTGCACGTTGCCGCCCGTCCGCAGCATCCAGGCGAAGAACAGCTCCTCCCAGTGACCGTTGACGCGCGGGAGATCGCCGCTCATGCCTTCCTCGCCGGTCTCATCACACAGAAGCCGTTCGGGTGAATCTCGGGCGTGAAGGCCACCTCCAAGAACGGGGCCCGAGAGACGAACGGATCGTTGATCGAGACGACCACGCCGTCGAACGCGGCGCACCGCTCGCAGGTCTTGTTGTTCATCCGCGCAACCCACTCCTTGTGCGTCACGCTCCCCTCGGCCTCCCACTGCGACTGCATCGCCTGATTCGTGATCGCGTTCAACTCCGTCGCCACGATGCGACGCGCGCGCGCTGCGAGCGCCTGCCGGTTCAGCGTCCTGAGCGCGTTCGCCCGCTCCTTCGCCGTCAGCCCCTCGCGCTCCACCATGCGAGCCAGGCGCCGACCCACCGCGCGCGCGCTGCGCTCGTCCAGGCCGAAGCCGCCCTCTGCGTAGAGCGCGGATTCTACGTCCCGCTGCACGTCCGCAATCGGCCGGCCGGCTGTGTGCGCCTCGGAGACGAACGCGCGGATCCCGCGCCGCGTCTCGTCCGTGATCTGCGCCGCGCGCAACTGCGCGCTCTGGTCGAGGCGCTCCAGCACTGCGTCTGTCCGGCGCTCCGTGCCGGCCATCCACGCGGCCGCATCCCCGGCGCCGGCGGCGAGCGTGCGAATCGGCGGCGACTGGAACATGGCCGCTAGGTTGATCTCCAGCTTGATCCACGGCACCGCAGTCTCGGCCATGTCCGGGTCGCCGTAGGTCAGCGCAACCGTGAGCGCTCGCTTGTCCGACTCGGAGAGTAAGCCGCGAATCGCCAGGAGAAACAGCCGCCGCAGCTTCGGGTCTGCCGACGCTGCAAGCGCATCGAGCCTCGTAAAGAGGCTCGCTTCCGGTATATTCCGAAGCGGCTTCGGCGCCAATCCGTCACTCCTCCGGCATCAGCGGGTCCGCAGCATCTTCCAGCCGCATCAGGCCAGCGCTTACGAGCGGCGTGTCACCACCCGAGACAGAAGGCAGCGGCAGGTCGAGCAGGCGCGCGGCCTCGTTGACCGGCACGCCGGAGGCGACGAGCTGCGGCAGCGCCGCAGCGCGCGAGGCGAGGTCGTCGCGCAGCGCGAGCACGCCGCTGGTGTCGTAGTGGATCCACGTCGTCGCGCGGTCCTTCGGCGGGACCAGCAGGAGGTTGAACGCCTCCTCGAAGGCGTCGAGGAGCTGCATCACCGGGTTTTCCCACATCCAGCGCACGGCGATGCTCATGTTGGAGTACGTCGCCGCGTCGTTGGAGAACATCGCGGGCAGCAGGTTGTAGGCGGCGACGATCTCCTGCACGGTGAACTTGCGCGACTCGATCCAGTCCATCTCGACCGCGTTCTGGCCCATCGCCACCCACGACGCGCCGCCGCCGAGCACCATCGGCGTGCGCGCGTTGTCCGGCGAGGCGTACCGCTCGCGGATGCGGTTGCGCGCCTCGGCGAGCTGCTCGTCGGTCACGATGCTCGGGTCCACGAACGCGCCCGGCGGCACGGCGAGGTTCTTCAGCATCGAGCGGTTCCACACGACCGCGTCTATGTCGGCGGCGACCACGTCGGAGATCGCGCGCAGCGGTGGCACGCCCCACAGCGGGTTCGTCGGGTCGGGCAGCATCGCGTGCGCGACCTCCTCCGCTGGCAGCTCGCGCCGCTGCCCGTCCTGCTCCTTGTAGCCCCAGAGGAACTGCGCCTCGTCGGCGATGGGCTGGATGCGCGCGGGGTTCAGCGGCCACAGCTCGGGCGACTCGCCGTTCGCCCCGGCGACGCGATGGAACAGCGCGTTGCCGCGCAGCAGCACCTGCTGGCCCTGGAACAGCATCAGCGCCTTGCGGCTCATGCGCGGGTTCGGGTACTCGAGCAAGACTTCGTGAGGGTGGTCCTCGGCCACCTCCCAGTCGTTGCGCCGCGACGGGCGCGTGTAGACCCGCCACGGCACGGAGGAGAGCGCCTGCGCGAGCCGCGTCACACAGACGTAGACCCACGAACAGGCTTTGAACGCGCTGAGGGCAACCTGCTCGACCTTCCAGTCCACCGCGCTCACCGCGCCGCGCGGTGCCGGGAACTGCACGAACGCGCGCGGCGAGTAGTCCTTCCTCTCGCCGCGCGCGGCCAGCGCCTTGACGATCCGCCTCACCTGTCACCGCCTTCCGTTTCTTCCTGCTCGGCCAGTACGGCGTCCCACGCGCGCAGGGCGGCGGCGGCGAGCAGCGCAACGCCCGCCGAGATCGCCCACGCCCACGGCGTCGTGAGCGCGGCGATCCCGGCGGTCAGGCTCGCCCACCCCAGGAGGGCGAGCGATGCGGCGAGCCTCACGCGACTAGGCCCCGTAGTTGTCAGCGACCAGCTGCGCGGAGGCGTTCGCCTTGCCGTTGACCTCGGCGCAGACGTAGAACCCCGTCTTGGCGCTGTCGGTGATCTCGAGGACGTAGACCCCCGTGGCGAGCGTGAGGACGTTGAGCGCCTTCTTCGCTGTCAACGCGGCGAGGTCCGTGCCGCTCGCGGCCTTGGCCTGCACCGTGCCGCTCGCCGCGGTGCTGGTGAGCCCCTGGCAGGTCGCGGCGTCGGAGAGCCAGACGGTGAGGCGGTGGACTGCGGCGATGGTGGCCGCAGCGCCGTCCTTCACCGTGATGGTCACCTCGGACACGTTCGCCCCGCCTGCGGCGGCGGCGAGCGTCAGGTACTCAGGGAACACCACGGAGCCCGTGGTCAGCTTGCCGCTCAGGACAGAGGCGCCGTCCACGGTCAGCGCGCCGTTTGCCGAGATCGCGCCCGCGTCGCTGATGGTCACGCCGGTGGAGCCGTAGCCGCCGCCGATGTCCGCGCTCAGGATGCCAGTCATTGCCCCCGTGTCGCCCACCAGCACGACGCTGTTCTGCAGCGTCTTGCCGCCGGTGAGGTGGAAGCGCGCGATGGCGTTGTCCGTCGAGCTGGCCGCGCCTGCGGTCAGGTCAGCCACGTCTGCGATGCCAGCGGCCCACGCGCTGCCGTCACAGACGCAGACGGCGACCTTGGCGTCGCCGCCGGTCGAGCAGTCGGTCGCGCCCGTGGCGTCCACGACCACCTGGATCTTGCCCTTGTTCGCTGCGGTGCAGCCCGGCAGGCCGGCGACGGTGGCTCGGCGCGGCTGCGCGTGCGCCGCCACGGCGAGGCCGAGCAGCAGGGTGAGGGTGAGTGCGATGCGCTTCATGTCGTGCGTCCTCCGTTCGTTCAGCCGATCCCGGTCGTCAGTCGGCCCCTCGCCAACGCGGCGAAGGCCCCGGCTGCGGCGTCCACTAGGTCAACGCGGTGCGGTCGCTCGCCGTCCGCGTTGTGCAGCTCGTCAAGGAACTCCCGCGCCCAGGGCGCGGCGAGAACCTTCACGTTGCCCGCCTCGGCCTGTGCGGCCAAAGGATACCAGCGCGAGAGCTTGCTTCCGGTAACTCGGTCCGCGCGCACGCGCCATCCAGCGAGCGAGCGCACCGTGGACTCGGCGCTCTCCTTGCCGCCCGAGCCGGGCTCCTGCTCCACGATCACCTCGACCCCGCGCCCGTCCAGCTCGGCGGTCTGGCGGATCAGCTTCTCACGCAGCGCCGCCTCGTGCTGCACGGCAACCACATCCACAACGTAGTAGGTCGAGCCAGCGCGCCGCATCCTCACGCCAGCCGTGCGGCACCCGCCGCCCTCGGTCCCCGCCTTGTCCCAGTAGCGCACGTCGAGCGGCGACGCGGGCGCGGCTGCGACGAGGTCGAGCCACGCGCGGGAGAACACGCGGCCCGCCGTCGGGCGCGTGGTCCAGTTGCCGTGCAGCAGCCGCATCCGCTCGACGTAAGGGAGCGCCTCGAGGTTCGCGCGGTACTGCGGGTCGTGCGAGAGGAGGATCGGGTTGTCGGCGAGCGCGGACGGGATGAACGTGATCGAGCGCGTGCTGTCCAGCGAGCGGAGGTCCTGCAGCTTGCGGCTCCACAGCAGGCGCTCGCCGTCGCGCGCGAAGTGCCAGCGCCGCCCCTCCTCGCCCGGAAGCGGCAAGCCCGTCTCGCGGCTGATCCAGCGGTCGAGCAACAGGTCGGCCACGAACGAGTCCGGGTCGGGGTTGCACGTCGCGCAGATTACGGGGCGGATCGACGGCGACTTCGAGCGCGCGCGGGAAAACAGGTACCAGAACTGCGACTCGGTGAAGTGCGTCACCTCATCGAAGCCGATGAACGCCAGCTCCGCGCCCTGCCAGTCCAGCTTCGACTTCTCCTCCTCGAGATGCGAGAACGCGATGGTCGCGCCGCCAGGGAACGTGAACGAGAGGTCGCCCTTGCG